GCGCCTGTGAACACCAGGAATTAAACCCGGTAAAACTCAGCGCAGCATTACCCGCTGTACCTGACGTGATCTCGAACACGCCATGCACTCGAGCACGACCAGGATTAGCAGATGTGAACATGATTCTGCTGATACCTGGCATGACGGTGATCTGTTCCCGCACATCCCTACTTTTGGTCACTTGGGACCTCTTCTTCCGGCCGGTTACATTCGGCATATTGGTTTTGGTTTTGCTCTTGCGTGTCATTTTGGTGTTATCTGGGTTTTAATAACATTAGGCCTAGGCTCCCAATGTTTTCGGCCCATCAATGTGGAGGTCATCCCGCTCGATTCCTTCACCACCTTCAAAACGATCAAAGCTCATGCCATCAAGCATGGACTCCGCACTCAGTTGCTCATCGGGGCGCACTCCGAAGGCATAGTAGTAGGATACGCGGGCGCGTGCGTCCACGACCGCGTCCTTACATCCTTCAGCAGCGCGCAACACATATCGACCACTGTAAACGTGCTCCATATGAGCATCGCTGGTCTCAGTGCCATTACGGCTAAACACGCGGGCAAACTGTTGTTGTACTGGCACACCCTGATTCAGCATCTCACCACATTTCCCAACTGCAGCACACCATCGCTGGTATGCCTTTTGATTGGGTATTGCGACGAGGCACATCGGGTCCTTCTGCATTACAGTGTTGTGGTTGCGGATCATTCTATAACCAGTGCTCAAATGCACCGGGTGCGTCTGGCAGAACTCAATCTGCTCGAACTCATACACAGGTGGTTCAGCCACCATTGCAAATCCCTTCTTCCTGAACCAACCATCCAGGCCTAGGAGGAACCTCTTGAGGTCACACGCTTCCATTATCACAACACAGTCATCGCCATTATTGCACAACTCAATCCTAACGCCGCGACTGCGGGCATAAGCGTACACAAGTGCACACATTATGATGCAGTTCCCGAGCGATGTATTGATATCACCACTCGAACGCGTTCCAGCCATATCAAAGTCTACGTGGCCATCAGCCACGTATGCCCGCCCCGTATTGCGTAGCTGCCAGCTCAACAAGCGTTTCAAGTCTTGCTGTCCGTTGTACATGCTTGTGTAAAACGAGTGCTCATACCTGAGCGCTGGTACTGACACATGCATGTCGAACTTGCTGGCATCCAAG